AAAGTAGGTGCAGTTGTATTTTCTATATCTAATTTTGTTTTAGGTGAGTTAGTTCCAACCCCAACATTACCACCTGCTTGTATAGTTAATGCTTCAGATGATGTATTGTGGTCGTATACGCTTAAATTAGCATTAAGTAGTGCACTGCCTGCAAAATGTCTTAATTCAAATTTGGCTGTACCACCATCTAAAAATCTTAATTTTGAAGTACCTGATGAAATACCTGAAATATCTAAATCTAAGTATTCTCCACCAGCTTTAGATATTTCTAAGCTTGCAGAAGGACTTGTTGCACCTATACCTACAGAACCATTTACATACAAAACATTAGATGAATTAAAAGTAAGATTTGATTCTCCTTGTAAAGCAGAAGTACCAGTAAATGTAGCAATTCTGTCGTTAGAACCACTTGATACTGTAGGTACATCATCTAACCCTAGAGCAGTAACTGTTTCTGCTGCTGTTAATGCTTGTAGCGTAGTAGAGTCTGTAAATCTTGCAAATTCATTAGCATTTATTGTTCCTGTTGTTCCTATAATTGTTGGGAAATTAGCTACTTTTAAATTATAATTATCACTTGCGTCTATTATAATAAAATTATCTCCACTTCCTATTGCTGTCAAAGAGTCTGTTTTATAATCTAAAGTAACCACTCTAGGTTTTGCTTGACCACCTAAAGCAACATCTGTAGTACCAAATATTGTATTTTGAAATGTTGTAGTATCTGCATCATCTAAATATGTTTTAGCAAAAGCAGATATAGTAGTGCTGTTAGGAACTGTCAATGATTTTATACCATCTAAATCTGTAACTTCACTATCCATCAATGCTCCAGCAGCAGTTACATTTGTTGTATCTGTTACATCAGCTCCATCTTCAACATTTAAATCGCTTCTCATTTCAGCTACAGTTCTACCTTCTACTGATGTGCCGTCAATTTTTAGAAAGTCGTTATCAGAAACTGCTGCATTGGCAACTAAAACATTACCATTAGAAATACCTGAAGTAAGTCCTTTTACAAATGAAAGGTTAGAAACTTCTGAGTCCATCAACGCACCAGCAGCTGTTACATTTGTTGTATCAGTTACATCGGCTAGTGCTTCTATGCCATCTAGCTTAGAACCATCTGTAGCTATATCTCTTCCATCTACAGTTCCTGATAAAGATATGTTTCCAGTAACATTAATAGAATGAGAAAAATCAAACTCACCTGGACTATTTGTAGGACTTGAATTATCCCATAATATAGTTGCATCTGTAGTTGAATTTACAGCATCTTGTATTGTAATACCTGCACCATCTGCAGTAGAGCTTGCATCTCCATCTAAATAGTTTAATACAATATTCTTGTCTTTTACTTGTAAATTTTGTGCATTTAAAGTAGTGGTAGTACCACCTACTGTTAAATCTCCAGTGAGAGTTAAGTTAGCACCATTTGCTGTTCCTGTAAAAGTTGGACTTGCTAATGTTTTGTTAGTAAGAGTTTGTGTACCTGTAAGAGTTGCTACTGTAGAATCAATATTTAAAGTTACTGTACCAATGCTACCACCACCAGTTAAACCAGTTCCAGCAAGAACTCCAGTTATATTAGAAGACACTACAGAAGTAGTAGAAGCTTGTTGAGATGAATCTACTTTTACCTTATTAAGCTCTGTATATTTTGTTTCATATACAATTCCATTTCTTTTTTCTTGTTTTATTAAGTCTCCATTTTCAAGAAATGAAACTTGCTCTCCTTCTCTTAAGTTGGTTTTAGATGGTCTTACTTTAAAGAAAGAGTCAATATTATTGACATTGTGCTTACCTGAACCTGGCATTATGAAGGTCTCTTGTTAGTTTGTCTAAAATCTATATTAATATCGTTTATGTTTACAGAACCATCTGCTGTTAATTTAAAAGCCATAGACTCACAATTTCTATCTGCAGAATCTATAACAAATTCTTTTGTAGAGTATTCACCTCCTAAAGCTTGAGAGGCTAAGCTGTTAAAACTAGTTTCTCCATCATTTGCATAGCTTAAAGTTAAGTTTGTTCCATTACCTTTTGCTGTTACATATACTCTATTTACTCTTTTTACTAATCCTGGGTTACCAAAATCAATATCTCCTGTTCTAAAGTCTATATTTTGCGTACCATCATCTCCTGATAAAAGTTTTATAGTTTTATTGTTTCCAGATGAGGCATATTCAATAAAATATAATCCGTCAGAAGACTGTATAAAATTAGACATACCATTAGACATTGACTTTGTTACAGACCATCCTCTTGTTGGAAAGTCATATATTAAAAAATCATTTGTTGATGATGTGTCTTGACAAACTACTAATTGTTTGTATTTAGGGTTATATCCTATAGAAGGTAATGTTCCTGCATTATCTCTGAATGTTTTATCATTTAAATTTAAAGAAACCTCTCCTGGAGCAGAAGACCCATTAAATAAATATACACCATCGTCATTTACCCAACATATTCCAAAAGGTGTTTTTACAACAGACTCTTGTGTTCTACATCCAACACCATCATATTCAGCTTCTAAGTACCATCCAGCATCTGATGTTGATGATACATTAATAACATAAAGTTTTTTATTTTTAAATGCTAATAATCTGTTACCTAAAGAATGAAGTGCTGTAAAAGAATCTCCATCATTTATACCTATATCTAAATAATAAGAATCTGGAAATGTTGCAAATCTATTTACAGGAGAATAATATACTCTATCATCATAGACTACATCATCTTTTCTTACATTTGCAATCCAAGCTCTTCTAGCACACACTGCAGCTGCTTTATATCCACCTTTTGTACCAAGTGTTATATTTTTTTCTTCTTGTGAATATCCGTTTATACTTTCATAAGTATCTAAAGCAGGTGCTGTTATTTGTAACTTAGAACTTAATTGTGCATTAGCTGTTGAACCATCATCATAAGTACCACTAACAGACCATGAAGTAAACTGCTCAAAAAGATTTTTTCTTACACCTCTTTCGTAATCAACATCTAAAAATAATATAAACCTATCATTTGAATCTTTTATTCTTGTATAAATTCTAAATCCTTTTTCTTTTTCTCTAAAAGCACTATGTATTCTTACCCTCACATCGACATTTTTAAAGTATCCACCAGGAACTATTAGTGCGTCTTCAGACGGAGTTTCAATAGTGCTATGTGGTAATGTTTCATCTCCTGAGTAGTCTACTAAAGAATAAGTAAATTCATACGTTCCACTTTCCCAAGCACCTCCACTTTCTACAGATGAACCAGATGTAAGTTTTTTAAGAGGTGTTCCAGCAGCGTGCTCAGAAACTGGAGTGTTTGAAACACCTCTAGTAATTTGAAGTCTTACAGTATTGTTTGCATCTCCTACAGCAACAAGCTCTGTTACTTGTACAGCTTCACTATTTATAAAAATTATTTTACCTGGTTGTATGTCTGCTAAAGCTGTTATATCACTAGGACTACCTGTGTCTTCTCTAACAAACATTCTGTTATCTCCTGTATCAACGACGTCTTGTTCAGTAGCATTAGGGTTAGCTACTATATCTATATCATTAGAATTTTTTTGTATATTTTCTAAAGAAGTAGAAGTTTGTACAGAAAAAGTATTAAAACCAAGCGAAAAATTACCTGAAGTTGTTGGTAATGTTATTGTTCCACTAGTATTATTATCAATGACTTGAAAAATTGCATCTGTAGTTGCAGTAGGTGCTGCATCTCCTGATACCCAAGATGCAACTGGTGTAGTTCCAAATCTTGGTTTACTTTCTATAAGCTGTATAGATTTTTGTGTAAATGAACCACTAGTATCAACTCTATCTTTATCTCCTATATATAAAACGCCATCTACATAATAATATACTGGTTCAAATGTTCCTGCATCAGTAATTGCAAAATCATTAGCAGTGTCTGCGTCTGCAAAATTACCAGTATTATTAAAGTTTCTGTGAAAAAACTCTAAATTATTTCCATCTGGGTATGCGATAATTTGTTTAGCTGTTTGACTGACAGCTCCACTGTCATCACTTATATCAAACTCATGATTATAAATAAAAGCACCATTTCCATAGTTGGAAGTAGTTACTTTAGATACAGCACTTGACTTATCATCTGCGTCTTTACTTGATTTAACCAGTCCTGGATTAGAAAGAATAACATTATCTGATAGTTGTACCTGATTGGGTGCAATATCCCTAGGAGAGGACTTGGTATTAAGTCCTCCACTAAAATCATTTAATTGTAATGACCTTCTAGGCATCTATTAACACCCACATCCACATTCACAGTTCATATTATCTCCTTATTTTAGAGCTTTTTTAACTTCAGCCCAGATTTCATCGTCTAATTTATTGTCTGATTTCTTGATGAAATAATCACCAAGTTTTAATAACACAGCTTTTAAGATTTTTTCACTTAATAAACCTGTTAATAATTTACTGATTACTACGTTCATGTTATCTCCTATTCTTTAACATTTCCATCTTCTACGTGCTTGTCTAATTCTAGAATTTGGATTGTTTCTAGTTTTTGCAGAACTTCTTTTTAGTTGTCCTAATGACCTTGCACAATAAGACTTTCTTCTTTTAGCTGCTTTGCTACCTTTTTTAACTTTACCAGTAACAGCAGTCTTTAATTTACTACCAGGGTTAGCTTTTCTGTAAGCAGCAACACCCTTCTTTGTCATTCCAGCACCTTTCTTTGTAGGTCTGTAATTAGCATTCTTACCTTTAGTAGTTCTTGGTATAGATTTTTTCTTTTTTCTTGTAGCCATTATTTTTTTACTTCTTTTCTTATTTCTTCCATAATGGTCATTTCATCAAACTTCATACTAATACCTGGTTCAAATCTTTTAATTTCTTTTCCGTTTTCTAAAACAATAATAGTAGGAACAATGCTTATATTCCACTCTTTTACTATTGTAGCTCCGATTACTTTATCTTCTATATCTATTTCTGCTACATAACATATATTGCTTAACTGCTCTACTTTTACTCTATTGCCGTAATTCCAAGAAGCATTTACTTGTACTACTGAACAATTTTGTACATTCAGTAGTTGTACGTCTTGAAAACTATCTAATTTGACTGATTGTGAGTGCAACCAAGATAGCGACGAGAATAAAGTTAATACCAAGTATGATATAAATCTGTTGTTCATCTGTAAACCTCATTACTTATTATTCATATTAAGTAGAGTTTCGTTAATACTTCTTGTGTCTTCTTTAATGTCATCAACCTTATCTTCTAGTTTCTCTACTTTTTCTTCAGTATTTAGAATAGAGTTACGAATCATTTGGTCTTTTAAATCGTACTCTGTTCTGCTAATTGGTGGTTCTGGTAATTGTTTAGCTTCTTCAATTTCAGCTTGTAAATTAAACCATAAACCAACAATCATAAATATTGTAACACCAATACTGATAAACGTTTCAATACTCAATGTAAATTTACTGTCTTTACCTATCTCCATTTTATCCCCTTCATCTCATATCAGCTGGAACAATACCTCTTGTACCACCTGTTTTATCATTTTTCTTCATACCAAATTTTCTTAACCCTTCTTTATAATTAACTAGACATTGTTGTGCTGATGCCATTCTAATCTGTGCTATAGCTGGGTTATTTTCTCTAGCTGCTGCATCCATAAGAGCTTTACCTTTTACATAATCAATTAACAAAGGCTGTAATGTATTGTCTATATCTAGTGTACCTGCAATAGATGATAATTTATCTGGCTCTGCATAAAATGATATTACCATACCATCTGTTATGGTGTTACCTGAGCCTAGTTGTACTGGTTTTAGTTTAGTTTCAGCAGTTTCTGATGTACCACCGTCACCTATTTCAGTAGCTATTGCTATTCTATCACCTTCAATCCACCACACGAATGATGTTGATGGGTCTTTATATGTACTGCTTACTGCTGCCATGTTATACCTCTGTCCATGTTGTGTTAGCTGATGTTTCGCTATAAAACTGTTTTATTTCCTGATTTGTTAATCTAGGAATTTGTATATATTCACCAGCATCATTTTTAATTGCACATCTAAATACTTTATTTACAGTAATTGCTCTATCGTCATCTAAATTATACCATAACTGATTATGTGCTAAATCAGCTTTAGCATATTCTACTTTTTGCAAAAACTGACCCATATCAATCAATGCTTCATTAATTAAATTTAATATATAGTTTTCTGATGCATCAGGAACTGCCTGTAGCACTCTACTATATATCTCTTTACCTGTAAATTCTATAGCTGCCATTATTTACCATCCATCATTTGTTCAATCTTTACTTTATCTATACCTATCAATTGCAACGCTTGTTGAAATTGAGCATTTACCATTTGATATTGTGTTGTATACCAATCATACTCTTTTGAATCAACTGCTAGTCTTAGGCTGATTTCATTTCCATATGCTTGAGATATATTTATTTTTGTTGCTATCTCTGAAGCAAAACCTTGAGCTGCTGCAAGTTTGTTACTTACAACACTTCCTTGCACATTTACTTGAGATAACCTAGAAGTTACCTCTGCTGCATAGGTAGCTACTTCATTTGCTCTTCCTTGAGCTTCTGATAAAAATGCATTACCTCCATTTATTTTAGAGTTTGCTAGTTCTGTATCTTCATTATTATTGTCAACTTCTGCTGCATCAAACTCTATGTTTGCTAGCTCAATTGCTGCATTTATCTTATCTGCAGATGTTTTCATTGCAGTCAAAGCTGTATCTATGTTATCATCGATATTGGTTATCATCTCTGCTATCTCACCTATAGCTTCATCAATCTGAGTGTTCATTTCGTCGGATATAGCCTGAGTTTCATCTAGTTCTGTTTTTAAAGCTGTAAATCCTGTTGCAATACTTGTATTAGAATGTTTTGCATTCATAAGTCTCATTAACGCATTTCTTGATGCATATAACACTACTGCATTTGTTGCTTCTTTAGCAAAATTACTTATAGCAGAATCAGTAGCTGCTATGCTAAAGTCTTCATTTATTTTTACTAATTTACTATCATCAGTTGCTGCACTAGCTGGTAATGTAAATATTTTTTTATTTTCAATATAATATGCTGGGTCAGAGCTTGTAGCAAATTCCATATAATTAGAATCTGCAGCTCTACCAGATTGACTAGCGTGTATTTCTCTACAAGGCATCAATACATCACTATTATTTTCATCTTTTCTTAAAACATGTAGTATCTTGCTATCTTCTACGTTTACATTTCCAGTAAATGCTTGTATTTCAGACATTCTATCTAACTTAGACATTGGTAAAACATCAATGATTTCTCTAGCACCAGCAGTAAGCCAGTCTACTATAGCAACATCATCAGTGCTACCAAAGCCTGTTAAATCGTCTATTCTTGTTTTGAAATCAGCCATTACTTACCTTGTCCTCTATATTTTTTCTTATAGTATTTACTACTCATCTTATTTCCAAACTTTGTATTCACGCTTTGACCTTGTCTTGTTTTCTTCTTGCCATTTGTATGTCTGGCTTGTGGTCCAAAACTTGGTCTTGCCATTATGCTCTTCTCTTTCCATTTCTTTTTCTAGCAAATGTGCGTACATTTGTAGGCTTTCCCCCTACTCCTTGCTTCTTTGCTCTCTTTCTTCTTACGGCACTTCTTTTCTGTGCAGAAGTCATACTTGCTGCTTTTGCAGCTGGTACACACTTAGGATATTTTCTTTTACTACCTTTGGCAGATTTTCTACCACATTTCTTGTAGCCTCCACCTTTTTTCTTAGAACCAATGTCTACCCAGTTCTCACTGAACCATTTCCTAAGTCCACCTCTGTAAGCCATTAATATTTACCACCACGTTTTTTATATTCTCTAACAAGCCAAGCATTAGCATAAGCTGATGGATAAACATCAAACTTACGTTTAGCTGCTGCTTTAACTCTAGAATATAGTGCCTTGTTTTTTGGTGTAGGCTTACTACTTCTTTTTTTTCTTTTTACTGATTTTCTTTTTCTTGCCATAACTTTTTTTCTTCATTTTTTTTCCTGCATGATAAGGCATAGTTTTTTCTCCCTATAATTTAATCCCACTTAATCAGTGAGTTCATCTTCTTTTCTCTTGCTTTCGCATTTTTCTTTTTAGTTTGTTCTATATGGTCTCCCATACTTTTAGAACCAAAGTCTATTTGGTCAGTTCTAATCGCTTTTGCCATAGGAGTATTTCTCATAACAAATTGCGTGCTCCACTTAGGTGGATGTGCACGTTCACCACAAGAAGGACAGTTAAACATACCCTCTGGGTTTGGTGTACTACAATGCTGACACTTAGCCATTATTTATAAAGAATTATATATGCAACTCTAGTAGCATCAAGCTTTACAGCTTCAGTTGAAATGATTTCATTATTTGTGCTATCTAAAGTATTTACAAAAGTTTTAATATCATTAGCTAAAGAACCAGATGAATCATCTGCTTTAGTACTTAAATCGTTAATAATTACTTTTACATTTGCGTTATATACTGCCATGTTATCTCCTATTATTTAAAATTCTTTTAAGCTTTTGGGAGAGCGTTTAAACGCCCTCCCCAGTAGCTTATACTGCCACTATTA